CAGATCAACAGGCTGATCATCAACGTCCCGCCGGGGAGCATGAAGTCGCTCTCCGCCGCGGTGTTTTTCCCGGTGTGGAGCTGGATCGATAAGCCCACCAACCGTTTCCACTACCTGTCCTACGACGACAAGTTGTCCAAGCGCGACGCCATCCGCTCGCGTGACTTGATCAAGTCCGAATGGTTCCAGCAGCGTTGGCCCGAGGTCCAGATCTCACGCAAGACCAACAACGCTGGCCTTTACTACAACACGAAGCAGGGCTTTCGCCTGACCGTCACGCTGCAAGGTGGGTCGACCGGGCACCACGCGCACGGGCAGGTCTGCGACGATCCGATCAAGCCCAAGGATACGCAAGGCGGCGCGGACCAGACGCGCACGATCCTGAAGAAGGTGGAGGACATCTGGTCGGGCACACTCGCCACCCGCATCGCGGAGCCCGACTACTTTTTTCGGATTATCGTCATGCAACGTCTGCACGACGCGGACCTCTGCGGCGTGGAGTTGTCGAACGGTGGTTACACCCACCTCATGCTCCCCATGCGCTACGAGCGCGCGCGAAAGTGCGTCACCGTCGTGGGCGGGTTCGAGGACCCGCGCAAGGAGGACGGGGAGCTCCTCTGGCCCGATCGCTACGACGAAGCAGCCACGGCGCAACTCGAAAAAGACCTGGGCGTCTTCGCCGAACCGCAGCTACAGCAGAACCCGGTCCCCACGTTGGGCGGGGTCTTCAAGAAGGACTGGATCAAGTATTGGTCCTATCACGGGGAGATTGAGGGCACCGTTGCATTGCCTGCGGTTCTCAGCCGCTTGCAGTCGTGGGACATGCGATTCAAGGAGTCCGAGGAGACCGGGGACTTCGTGGTCGGTCAAGAGTGGGGACGTGGGCACCTGCCCAACATGATCGCGTTCTTTCTTCTCGACCAGGTGCGGGGGCGCTGGTCGTTCTCCGACACGTGCGATCAAGCGAAGTCGTTCGCGGCCGCGCACCCGAACACGATCCAGAAGTTGGTGGAAGACAAGGCCAACGGGCCTGCTGTCGTCAACACGCTGAAGAAGGAGATCGCTGGCTTCGAGGAGGTCACGCCCGAGGGCGGGAAGGAGGCCCGCGCGAATGCGGTGTCCTCGCTCTGGAAAGGGCTTTGCGTGTTTCTGCCGCACCCGTCGATCGCGCCTTGGGTGCTGGTGTTCGAGAAGGAGCTGATCCGGTTCCCGAAGGCGCCCAACGACGACCAGGTGGACGCCATGACCCAGGCGCTGGCACAGCTCTACCTGAAGACTCCTGCTTTACTGGAGGCCTTGGCCAAGCAGTTGGCGGAGCGCAGGGCGGAGGAGAAGGCGCGGCAGGAGGCCCAGGCGCGGGAGGCGGAAGCGTTTAAACGCCAGAAGGAGGCGCCCCCAGGGAAGTCCTTCACGGAGCTGATGGCCAAGGCCCCGTTGACGGGCACACCACGCGCGGCGTAGCGTCGTGGGATGTGGCGATGGGTAACCCTGGGTTTAGTTTGCTGCGCGTCGGAGCGTCTTGTCCCAATATCTCCTATGTCCCACGATACGGGACAAGCAGGATTCTGGGACAGCGGTGGGGACGTCGTGGCCCCTTCGGAGTTCGCGAATCGCGAATCCCCAGCACCTGCGCCGGAGTGCACCATCATCGTGGCGATATCGCCCACGCCCGTTGACTGTGCCACCACGCATGGTTTGATGTGGTGCGCGGGGAAGGGGACCAACGGCTGCGTGCCGTGCCCGGCGGAGACGTTGGACGGCGGGTACCGCAGGCGCCTGGACTGCAACCAGAGCGCGGCGGACGCCTGCGAGGTGGTGGAGGGCGACCAAAACTGTGGCGCTTGCGGCACCGTATGCCCCGTCGGGCAGCATTGCGTGACCATCTGGGCGAACGCACCCCAGACCTATGCCCCGCACTGCGAGTAGGGCCTAAGACTTTTGGCACCCAGTGTGCTATGCTGCTAGTGTGAATACGCCCGCCCCTACCCAAGCTCTGGCCAAGCGCCGGGCCGATTGGGAAAAGTCGCTCGAATCGCCCGCGGCCAAGTACGCGGAGGCCTTCAACAACTGGAGTACGATCGTGGCGGGTGCCATCGAGCGCGACCTTTCGGATCATCCGGAGCGTCTGGACGCGTGGTCCAACGCGCTCACGGGGATCGGCACCACCCGCGACAAGATGACCGCCAGCTCCTTCGCGTCCGACGGGCTTCTCCCTTTCGGCGTGTTGGAGGACCTGTACCACAACGACGACATGGCAGCGCGAGGGGTCGACGCGATCCCGGAGCAGATGTTGCGCGAGGGCTTCGAGATCTCCGTCAAGGACAAGCCCGAGGTGGGCGACCAGATCGAAAAGTACCTGGAGTCGTTGGACGTCCTCGACAAGGTGGAGGAGTCCGCGATCTGGGGACGGCTCTACGGCGGTAGCTTGCTCCTGGTCGGCGCGAACGATGGTGCATCGGAACCAGCGGCGCCGCTGAACGAGAACAGCATCAAGTCAATCGACTTCCTCACGCCGATTGACCGGTTCTCCGTGTTCCCGGTCAAGTGGTACGACGACCCGATGAAACCCAAGTTCGGGGAGCCCGAGATCTACCGCTTCCTCCTGCCGACCACGCCGAACCCAGGCGGCATCATCAACTTTCAGGTGGGCCAGGAGGTCCACGAGACGCGGCTGATCCGGTTCCGTGGCGCGCGTACGTCGATCCGCAGGCGTCGCGTCAACTTCGGGTGGGACGACTCGGTGCTGCAGCGTGCGTACTCCGTCCTGCTCGCGTTCGGGATGAACTGGGCGAGCGTCACGCACCTGCTTGCGGACGTGAGTCAGGGCGTACTGAAGATCAAGAACCTGGCCAGCATTCTGACGGGCAACGCTAAGGACACGTTGGTACAGCGCGCGGCCTTGGCCGACGAGACGCGAAGCGTTGCGCGCGTGCTGATGCTGGACGCAGACTCGGAGAACTTCGAACGCGTACCAACGCCATTCAGCGGGATTCCCGAGCTTTTGGACCGCACGGGCATCCGTCTGGCGGCCGCGTTCAGCATGCCCGTCACGAAGTTGCTGGGCATCAGCCCGGGCGGCCTGAACGCCACCGGGGAGTCGGACATCCGTAATTGGTACGACGAGATCGCGGCTAAGCAACCGCGCGTCCTCACGCCGCGCCTGAAGCGGCTGATCCACCTGTCGATGCTGGCGAAGAACGGGCCGACGGGCGGGAAGCTGATCGAGGACTTCAACGTCACCTATCCGCCGCTCTGGCAACTTGGCCCGGCGGAGGAGGCGACCCGACGCAAGACTGTGGCGGAGACGGACCAGATCTACATCGACAAGGGCGTACAGACCGCGGAGGAGACCGCCGAAAGTAGGTTCCAACCGACGGGCTACAGCGCCGAGACCACGATCGACCTGGAGCTCCGCGAGACGTTGAAGGAAGAAGACGCCCAGGCTGCGCAGCTCGGCGCGGGCAAAGCGCAGCAGGCCGCGGAGGACAAGGCGAAAGCAGAAGAACAGGCGGCTCCGCAGGAAGTCTCACCGGCCAAGGCCGCTTGATTCATCTCATCCCACCTACCAGCCGGGCTGAGGCCCTGCGGCAGCGTCGCGCGCGGGTCGCGCGGAGCCAGACGCGGGCCAAGCTCGGCGTGGCAGCCAGGCGCGCGCACGCCGCGCAGGAGCCCACCGGCGCGCGCCTGGCCTACATGCGTGGATTGCAGCGCATCGTGGCGGAGCTATGGGGCATCATCCTGGCCGAGTACCGGGAGACCATAGAGCAGAGCACGACGCGCGGTGACGACCTGCGAGGGACACGGCCGTTCGGCGTCGCGGACCGCGTGAAGGTCAAGCTGTACGAGGTGATCCAACGCAAGGCGCCGGAGCTCGTGAAGACCGTCGGGGATGACGTCTCGCAGCACAACGCGCGCGAGATGAAGCGCCTGGTGGGCATCGACCCGAAGGTGGACCCGGGGACATCCCCGTTCATCGATCAATTCCGGCGCGACAACGTGAGGCTGATCACGTCGATCGCAGACGAGCAATTGGACCGCGTGGAGACCACCATCAAGGAGAACTTCGGCGTCCGTGTGGAGGCGCTGTCGAAGAAGCTGGAGAAGGAGTTCGACGTCACCAAGTCCCGCGCGAACCTGATCGCCCGCGATCAGACGTTGAAGCTGAACGGCCAACTGACGCGCGTGCGCCAGCAGAACGCAGGGATCGCGGAGTACGTCTGGACAACGTCGGACGACGAACGCGTCCGTGGCAACCCCGCGGGCAAGTACCCCGACTCCGACCCGTCACACTACGCGCGCGACGGGAAGCGGTTCCGCTGGGACACTCCGCCGGAGGACGGGCACCCGGGCGAACCTATTCAATGCAGGTGCACGG